TCCAATTGCTGTATCAGTTATATTTATACTACTTTCTGGCTCTTTAGTACTACTTATTGCAATAGTATCACCAATATTAGCAAATGAATATTGTTGTCCACCACTAGTTAAACTAAGAGCATCATTTGCTGCTATAGAACTATTAAAATATCTATAATAGTGCATTTGAATGAAAATATCATCAGATGCTATAGAAGAACTAGTTAAATTTTTATATACATCTTTTTCATCAATACTTGCTGTAGAAGCTGAACTATCAAGCGGTTTATCTAAATGATAAGAAAGTATAGTTGTTGGTATTACATATTCTGAAATACCGCTATCACCAACATTCTTATTGAAATCAAAATTTTCTACGAATGCTGTTGTTACTTCTTCACCAGTACCAAATACGTTTTTATAATAATCGTATTTTTCTATAAAAGAAGTACCTACACTTGAAGCTGTTGGTTTATTAAAATCAAATTTTTCTACGAATGAAGTACTTACTGATGAATCTAATGGCTTATTATAATGAAAAGAGAAAACATCGGTAGTAGAGAATTGACTTAATAAACGTGCACGTAAGTATCTACCAATACTTTGAATATTTTGTGATAAGTCAAATTCATTGGTGACCTCAAACTCACCAAACATAATCATACCAGCTGGGTGTACAGTTTTATTGACGATATCCTTATACGTTTCAATCTGTAATCCAGAACGAATTACATAAGAAAACTGTTGATAATAATAGTTATCTTGTAAATAAATGTCGTCAGATAAGAATCCTTTATTATTTGAGAATTCACCAGTATATTGCGCAATTGCAGCATTTGAGAATTTTAATATTGCATGTGTTGGATGAGCAGCAGTTTCAGTATCAATATCTTCTTCATTGATTACTACTAAATCTACACCAGAAACAATTTCATCTCTAGGTATAATTCTAGCATAGAAATCATTCGTGTATCCGATACCAAACGATATAATTCTAAATTTGTTAATTACGCCAGAACTATTTACTTCTGAAATTCTTATTAATGTACCAGTAGATTGATAATCAATATCAACGAACTGTGGTACTTCAAATCCTGAACCACCGTATATTAATTCAATATTACCTAATGAATTAATTACCGTACCAGCAATACCATTAAAAGTAAATGTTGATCCAACTTCAATACGATTAGTATTAATGTTTCGAGTTATAAAAATTTCATAATAATCCTGAGCTGGGTATACTTTACGAACACGTTCAACTTCAACATCAATATAATTTTCATTTGAAATTACTGTAATAATATTGCCATATAAATCTAATGGATCGCCGGACGTGGCTTCAATAAAGAATGATTCTTGCTGTTCCCATCTACCATCAGATGCAATTAAAATCTGTTCTTTAGGAAGAATGATTTCTACGTCTGTATTAAAAATTAATTTAAAAAGAGTTTGAAACGAATCTAATGAACCTTTACAAGAATAGAATTCTTTAATATGCTTATAAAGATTGTTTTTATCTGCTTGCAGCGTGCGAATTTCTTTAGCAAATCCAGCACCAATTTCATTATGAATTAATTCTAAGAAATCATTTACAGCACTATCGACATCACGGTTTTCTAAAAGAGTGTTTAAAGCATATGACGGTCCACCTTCTTTATTAAGAAAGTTATAATACTCTTTTAAGAAAGTAATTAATGCCCCAGAATCTTCAATGAGCTGTCGAGGTATAAGTCCTTCGACTTTAGAAGTTTCAATATTCTTACGATCAGCCATTTAGTATTACTCGTGCCTTGGGAATGTAGTGTACGTTGCGGCACCTTGTGCGCCAAGAATTGCAATCTTATCTTCTTCACCAGTTACTGTAATACCTGGTGTTTCATCAAATTCTATATTAATTATTTGATTGTATTTAGGTGCAATATCATTTGAATTTGGTGTTACAAAAATAAGTAATACGTCTGAAGATTGAATAGTAATTTTATCTAAAACCACCTTTCCGTCTAATGGATAAATGTAACCTGCGGCCGGATTAGTTATTGCACCAGAATTTACATTACGTATTTGCACAATACGATTTGGATAATCATTAGGATCAGGAATATCAATTAAGTCACACGTTACACTTTTATATGTAAATGAATTTGATGAAATAGTATAATCATCAGTTGCAGTAATATAAATTGGAGATGCAAACGTCATTTCATATGTCGATTCAATGTTTGTTATAGGTGCAACATGCTTATGCATTTTTAATCTTGCAAATGAGTTCATTACACCTTGATCGGTATTATCAATCGCACGAAGCAATTTAGAATATCTTAATACGCCATCAAATTTATTTAATGTTTGTGAATCGTAATCAATAATCGATTGTCGTACGTCATCTTCTAATTGCTGTAATGTTTTAGAAGTTTGATTTGGATTATATTTAAAGAAAACATCCATTGTGATATACGTATAATCTGGATTTAATACTTCGGCCGTAATAGATCCAACATTTTTACTCTGTAAAAATTGTGTTAAAATTTGTTTATTTGTTTCTGAAATATAATCTGTATCATACGGTTTTACAGATAATAAAACTTTACCATATTGCGGTGGGACATAAACATCACCGCCCCAAACATTAATGTCTTGAATAAAATCAAATTCGTTCTGTAATAGAATCTTATAGTCTTCAGCTGTTACAGCACGATTCTGAGCAGAGAATACTTTAGGCGCATTAAAACGAATAGACTCAGTTGTTTCTTTTTCTGTACCAGAAGAAGTACGAGAAAAGCCAGTTGCCCGTGTTACTGAAATATTCGAATAACCACCAATAGTAGAATTAATTGAGAAATTAGCTGCGCCGTTTGCTTCATCTCCATCAGTTGAAATAAAAGCAAGATCTACAATTTGACCATTACCTGGCTTGAATGATAAGTTACCATCGCCAAAATATATTTCATAATTACCGTTATAATTTTCTTGTAAGAAATACGCTTTTGTTTCTGGCTCTAGAGTAATAATATTTGTATAGTTATCGTATAATTGATATTCTGTTGATGTTAAAGATGGACGAACCTGTACAATCAATGTTGTTGTATCAATATTTAAATCTGGAATTACAAATTTTTGATTTGGAATATTACTATTAACGCGATAAGAATATGATTTAATCTCGCCTTGTTTTGCAATAACATCAAAGGTATATTTTGATTCAAAGTCCTTCAAAGCAGTAAATGCTTCATTAGTAACAAAAGAATATTGTTTAGAACCAACTAATCCTTGGAATACTGTACCACGAGGAATTTGTAATTGCGCAGGATCTGTTGAATTGCCGTTGCCTGTAATAACAACTGTCAAATAAGCATCTGCAGTACGAGCAGAACGTGGGGTATAACCAAGAGACTTAGCATGAGAAACAACATTAGCACGAAGTTGAGCAGTATCTAAAAAGGCCTCATTAATATTCATATGCGCTAATAACGCATTATATTGCGTATTATAAGCAAGAATATCTAATAAGATACCTATTCCTGACCCGTCAAAGTCATAATCGCTAAACTTATCTTGTGAAGACAAGAAAGCTTTCAGATTTAATTTAATCTGATCGAAGTCTAACTCCGTGACATTCTTAATATTCATTTATCGTAGTCTCTCTAAGTACAATTCTATATCCACTAATTCTGGAACGTTTAAAATCTTTACTGATACTGATACAAATAAAGAATTTGTATCGCTTTGGTCTTTTATATCGATCGATACTACAGAAGCTCTTGGTTCGTGATATTTAAAGGTTCTTTCAATTGATTGACGAATTGATGCAACTGTTATTGGTGTTAATTGTTCAAATAAATAATTTGTAATACCACAACCAATTTGTGGTTGAAATAATCTTTCACCATATCCAGTCAATAATAAATTACGTATAGAATTTTTTATTGCTGTAATATCCTTTAACGCAATAATATCCCCAAAATTAGGATGCGGTTTAAACTTAAAATCCAAATCAGAGTAAGGCACATTACGTGATGTAACCTTTGCTTTTACTACTGTTGAATTGTCTGATAGAATTTGATTACTCATACCTTTATTTATATCCGTTTACTAAGAAGTTGGTAAACCAGTTGTACCTGGTCCACTTTGTACTCCAAGATGTTTATGCTTAGTCAACTTGATACTACCAACCTGTACTTCAGTATCTGCATCAACCGTACCAGTAACATTTACATCACCAGCAACTTTTACATTATTATTAATATTTGTAATAGAAGCTGTAATATTCTGGGATCCAGAAATATTCATAGATTGAGATGATCCAACATCAATAGATTGAGACGATGCAACATTAATAGATTGAGATGATCCAACATCAATAGATTGAGATGATCCAACGCTAATAGATTCAGATTCGCCAATCGATTCTGTGGACGATTTATCAATAGTTACGCTTCTTTCGCCATGCACAACTTGATTTAAGTTTCCATAGATGTATTCATTCTTATTCCCATCTACTTCAACATTATAATCACCTTTTACAAACATATTTGCCTCGCCTTCAACAATAACACGGACATTTCCTTTTACGTTGATATAATCATCACCAACAACTAAGTGATAATTATCATTTACTATCTTAGTAACCTTAGTTCCTGTTGCATCAACCTCATAAAATGTTCCAGAT